AACAACACTTTAAAAATGTCTGGTAAATCAGATGTTAAATTTGTTGACAAGTTAACTACTTGGGCAGATGTTATTAGAAAAACTTATTTTGACGGTGGTGTTGATGAGATTATATCAACTAGAAGACTTGTTCATATAGTTCAAGCTTTTGCCATCTTTAATAGTAAAATGAAAGCTATTGAAGTTTGTACTAATAGATTTGATGATGATACTAAAAATTCGTTTGTTGAGTTGTATACCAAGGTAGACTCAGGTGTTTCTGCTGACCAGATAATGGAACAACAGAAAGAGTCTGAGTTAAACTCACAAGTGGACGACAATGATAGTGAGTCAGATAGTGAAGAGGATGACTCTGATACAATCTAAATCTATCCATAGTGTAGTCCTTGGTGGTGGGGTTGTGCCCACCACCGTTTTCACACTATCAACTTTGAAGGGAGGTATATAAATTGAAAGTAGATGTAAGAAATAATAACATAGAACAAGCTATGCGAGTTCTAAAGAAAAAATTAATGAAAGATGGTCGTCTTAAAGAGTTAAAAGAAAGACAATATTATGTTAAGCCCTCTGAGGATAAAAGAGAAGCAAAAAAACGTGGTATTGCTAACTTTAAAAAGAAACAAAAAAAGAATATCCAAACTAGAGGTTATTAGTAAAATTAACTGTTTTTTTACGCTGTGTTTTGATATATATATTTAATGTAAAGGCAGTCCGTAAGTCCTTTACAGCGTAAAAAAGGGAGCCAACAAACCCGATTATAAATCAAAGTTGGCGTCGCTAGGTGATATTTGGTACTTTGACACCTTGAAAAAACAAAGTATCATATTATATAAATAATAGTAGAACGCCATAAAGGGTTCTACAAAATGAAACTCGCTTATAACAAAGGAGGTTTTTATGACCAATAAAGCAATTTCAATTTTCAATCAATTAAGACCATTATCAATTGGATATGATGATGTATTTGACCACTTTGAGTCAATGTTTAATCATCAATACGATTCGATAAACGTACCTAATTACCCACCTTACAATATTGTAAAGACAGGTAAGTACACTTATGATATACAAGTGGCACTTGCTGGTTATGGTAAAGAAGACGTTGACGTATCTTTTGAGAATAGTGTCTTAACAATCAAATCCGTTAAAGATGAAGACGAGAAAGAGGTTGAAGATAACGATGGTGTACTTCATAAAGGTATTGCCAAAAGAATGTTCAAAAAATCTTTTACAATCGCTGAAGATGTAGAAATCAAAGGTGCTGAATTAAAAGATGGTCTTTTAGTTGTGTCTATGGAAAAAGTAATTCCAGAACATAAAAAAGCTAGAACAATACAAATCAAATAATTAGAATAGAAAGGCGGAGAGCATTGACTTTCCGCCTTTTTTAATATACTATATCATTATGTTTAGTTATCTCGGTGGTAAAAAATTTCAAGCCAAATGGATTGGCTCACACTTTCCTACATCTAAAAAATATGTTGAACCTTTCGGTGGTGCTTTTTGGGTATATTTTCAAAATGGCATAGAGTTTGATAAGAACGTTTATAACGACTACAATAGATTTTTAACTAATATATTTTACTGTGCTAGAAATAAAACTAATCAATTTGTAAAAGAATTAAAAAAATATGAAACACAAAAAAGAGATTTATTTGAACAGATAAAAGATGAATTAGTACCCTTAAACTACAACTTTGAATTAGGTGATGTAGAAAAGGCAGCAAAATATCTTTATATAGAATTAAATACTTTTAGTGGTTTAACAATAGAAAAAGCAAAATTTGTTGATTTAAAAGGTAAGTATAAATCAAAGTACACACAATTTATAGAAAAAGTTACACATCCTAGATGGCAGTATAAACTACAAACAATTACTAATATAGAAAATCAATCATTTCAAAACTGTATATTAGAACATGATACACCAGATACTCTTTTTTATTGTGATCCACCTTACTTCAAAAAAGAATCATACTATACAAAAGACTTTCCTCAAACCGAACACGAAAAACTTGCTAAGTTATTAAAGTCAATCAAAGGTAAATTTGTGTTGTCTTATTATGAATTTGATGACTTAGAAAAATGGTTTCCTAAAGATCAATATACTTGGCAAGAACGAGAGTTTAATAAACAAAACAGTAGTAAAAAAGTAAATACTGACAAAGGTAAAGAAATTATTATAATGAATTTCTAGTTATATAAATATTGCTATGGATTCGTTCAAACAACATTTAAAAAACACAAAATTTGATAAACTAACTGAGTTAGAAGAAAGTTTATTTAGTGGGTTCATTTCTTTTATAAGAAGTGCTTTTAATAAAGTTGTTAATGCTTTTAAATCAGCATTTAGAGCCATTGCTTCTAAACTAGGTTTTGGGCAAACTATATCTATGAAAATAAGTACAGGATTAACTGAAGCAAATGAGACAGGACAAGATAGTAAATCCAGACTAGGTTACTATTCAGAATATGTTTGTGGTGTTGAATTAGCAAAACTTATTGAAAGTAGAGACTTAAAACTACCTAGTTCTTCAACAAGTAATTCACTTAATAAAGTTAGACAAAATTTTGTAAATACTAAACTAAAATCTTTATCTAACTTCAAATCATTAAGTTCAGAAATTAAAAGAATGGAAGACGCTGGTAAGGCAATGGCAGATAAGATATTCTCTGACATGTTAACTGAAACAGCAGATTTAAAAGTAACTCTATTTGATATTACTTTAACAGGTGATAGTTTAAAAGGTACTGGTAAAGCAGACATAGTATTAAGGGCTAGAAAAAAATCTAAGAATGAGATAGTGGCAGAAATCGCTGCTTCTTTAAAAGCATACAGAGGTGCTTCAATCAATCTAGCAAACTCAACATTAATTAGTTTCTTTGCTTCACTTACAGGTGATAAAGAGTTTACTTCAAAAGCATTAGAGAAGTCTCAAACTATTATATTTGACAGTATGGTAAAGGCTGCCGTATCAGATGGTATGAGTAAAGCAGAAGCAATAGAGTTTCTAGAAACGAAAACTTTAAATGCTACAGAGAAAAAGAAATTTAAAAAATATAAAGACTTTGGTCGTAAAGTTTCTAAAGAATCACAAATCAATACTGCTAAAATAATAGTAGATGAATTTAATAAGATATACAAATCAAGTAAAGCAAAAATTAATGCTAACTTAATTAAACTGATAGGTATGGACGGTGAAGATGATTTTTATGCTGCTATAGGCGAGGGTAAAAAGATGAGAGTTATATCATCTAAACAAAGTCCTGACATGAAAAAGTTTGTAAAAGACATTAGAAATAAAAATTTAAATGTAACAATGGTACCAAAACCTGGTTCTGCTGGCAGAGCTAGTGTATCAGTTACATTATCAATAGGTACAGAAATACTTACAACATCATCATTAACTATGACCGATACAGGCATAGGTAGTGCTGGTATGACTAAATCAAAAGGTGCGATAAAAACTAACTTTTGGTTTAACTTTAATGACATTGCCTAACCAGCATTGACTTTTATTATGACCTGTGATATATTAATAGATTATGAAATACAATGAAGATAAAATCTTAAAAGAAATAGACGAATATGTTAAATCTACTTATGGTCAACATTACTCAAAAGGTAAAGATGGCTTTCAAGTTTTAGATTTACTTAAAACTCTTAACATTGGAAAAGATTTTTGTCATGCTAACGCAATTAAATATTTGTGTAGGTATGGTAAGAAGAACGGTCATAATAGAGCTGACTTATTAAAGGCAGTTCATTATGTAATATTATTATTAAATTATGATAAGGAGAAGGTGAAATGAACATAAGCACAGATACAATTGCTGTACTGAAAAATTTTTCAGACATTAATCAAAATATATTGATTAAACCAGGTAATACGGTACAGACAATTTCTACAATGAAGAATATTTTAGCAGAGGCTGAGATAACAGAAAAATTTGATAGCGAGTTTGCTATCTATGATTTACCTGAATTTTTAAGATCAGTTGAATTATTTGAGAAACCACAACTTAAATTTAACGGCGAATCAAATGTTAAAATTGAGAGTGGCGCTCAATCAGTAAAATACTTTTTTGCTGATAAATCAGTTATAGTTGCTCCTAAGAAAAGCATTAATATGCCTGATAAACATGTTACATTTACTTTGAAAAAAGATGTGTTTACTCAGTTAATGAAAGGTGCTACAACACTTAACTTACCAGACATTGCTGTTAAAGGTGATGGTAGTAAGATTACATTAGTCGCTACTGATAAGAAAAACAAATCATCAAATGATTATTCATTAGTTATCGGCGAAACAGATAAAGAATTTTCTGCTTTCTTTAAAACAGAAAACTTTAAACAAGTTGTTGATGATTATGATGTAGCTATTTCTAAACAAAAAATATCACATTTTGTTAATAGAAATAAATCAATACAATATTGGATAGCATTAGAGCCTGACTCAGAGTTTTAATAATGAGTTTATACTTTGATGACGAAGTAAAACTTAAAAAAACTATCAGAATTTTAGTGTATCCAAACATCACGTTTGGTAAAGATTTAGAAAAAGATAGTTATATACAAGTAATTAAAAAACATATTAAACTCTTAAACGATATAAGAGACGACTTGTGGTTTTACTTAATACTGCCAAAAGAGGTTCCGTCTTTAGCATTTGACAATGTAAGTCAATTGTACTTAGATTTACCTACACACCCTCCTACAATGAGAGCTCATTTTGATACACAAGTTATTAAATGGTTGTGTTCAAAAGAACTTGACTTTGATTTGGTTATGTCACATTTGCCAGAACATACCTACGATCTGAAAAATGTTTTGTATAATGTGACTAATCATATTCCTAAATTCTTTGGTTATTGTCACTGGTTTGATTTAAAAAAAGTTGCTAACTGGCCTATGAATAGTTTTAAAAAGAATATTTTAGGTTTACTAGAAATGGATAGATGTTATTTAAATACTGAAAGTCAAAAGAAACTTGTATTAGATGAGGCAAAAGAAACTTTTAGTGATGAAACAATATCAAAACTAGATAAAATTTTAACAGTACAACACTTAGGTGTAGATATAAAAGATGTTGTTAATGATATAAAAAGAGTAGAAGAAAAAATTATTGTATTTAATCATAGACCAGATACATACAAACACTATAAAGAATTTTTAAAAGTATGTGATAAGTTATATGAACAAAGACAAGATTTCAAAGTATGGGTACCTCTAGCAAATAAACCAGATAGAGAATATATTACAACTGAAAGTGGTGATAAAGATTTTTATTATAAGAAACTACAAGATTGTTATATAGGTTATTCGCCTAAACAAACTTATGGTGGTTGGTCAGTTGCGACAACAGATGGTATGATGAACGGTGTACCTTATTTAATGTATGACGCTGATTATTATAGAGAACTTTGGGACAAAGGTGTATTTGTAAAAAATGATAATGAGTTATTAGAGAAGTTAAATTTTTATTTAGATAATGAATATAACAGAAATGTATTAGCAGATGAAAGTTTACAACATATTAGATATAGATTAGTTTTTAAAGACGAGATAAGACAAATGAGTGAGTATATAAATGAATTATACAAGACACTACCTACTGTTAAAAAGAGTGAAAAATTAAAAGAAATTATTAGTTGGATAAAAAAAGAAGGCAGTATAACTAAAAAAGAAATTATGAAACGTTTAGGTTGGGGAGTAGGTATTAAGTGGACGCAATATCGTCACACACTATTGACTAATCCTAACATTTATGATACCATGACAAAAGATCCTGTTTACAATTGGGTCGAATTAAATTGAGGAGTTTATTATATTATGAGTGATTTTTTATGGGTTGAGAAGTATAGACCTAAAAAAATTAGTGATTGTATTCTTACACAAGAACTGAAAGATACATTTACAAAATTTTTAGAACAAAAAGAAATACCTAATTTATTATTATCAGGTACAGCAGGCACAGGTAAAACAACTGTTGCTCGTGCTTTATGTGAAGAATTAGGTACTGATTACATTATTATTAATGGGTCAGATGAAGGTAGACAAATAGATACATTAAGACACAAGATTAAAAACTTTGCCTCTACTGTATCTCTTACCGAAGACGCACCACACAAAGTTGTAATTATAGATGAAGCAGATTACATGAATGCTGATAGTGTTCAACCTGCTTTAAGAAATTTTATAGAGACATTTTACAATAATTGTAGATTTATCTTTACTTGTAATTACAAGAATAAAATCATACCTGCTTTACATAGTCGTTGTACTGTTATTGATTTTAGAATAACTAATGGTCAAAGAGTTAAAACAGCAACTGCTTTTCTAAAAAGATTAGAGGGTGTTCTAAATGATGAACAAGTAGGTTTTGATAAAAAAGTATTAGCAGAGTTAATTCAAAAGTATTATCCTGACTTTAGAAGAACAATAAACGAACTACAAAGATATTCTGTAAGAGGTAAGATTGATAGTGGTATATTGTTTAGTTTATCAGAGGTCAATCATAAAGAATTAGTTAAGACGTTAAAAGAAAAACGTTTTAATGATATGAGAAAATGGGTTGTACAAAACTTAGACAAAGAGCCATCACATTTGTTTAGGTCTTTATATGATGTTTTGTATGAACATTTAGATAGTAAATCTGTGCCACAGGCAATATTAATTATCGCTGGATATCAATATAAGGCAGCCTTCGTTGCTGACCAAGAGATAAATATGGTTGCTTGTTTAACTGAAATAATGGCAAGTTGTAAATTTAAATAGGAGTGAACAATGTTTTTTATAGAAGACAAAGATTTTTTAAAAGATAGAGATAAAGATTATATTAAAAATGCTATTCTAACTAACTTTCCTTTTTACTTACAGAGCACAACTGTTGGAGAAGACAAAAATCCACACTTCTCACACATATTATTAACAAGAGAAGAAGAAAGACCACCTTTAGATGGTACTAAAAGATATCCATGGAACTCAGATCATGGCGGTTGGGCAAAAGGTATATTAGATAAATTTTGTGAAAAGAATAATATTAAATATGATAGAATATTAAGATCAGTTTTAAATATAACATTTAACACAGGTATTGATGAAAACTCTCCAGCACATAGAGACCATAAAATACCACATAAACAATTTATTTTATATCTTAATGACGCTGATCCTAAATCAAAAACTGTTTTTAGGGATGACGATGGTAAAATTTGTAAAGAAATAACACCTGAAGAACATAAGGGCATAATGATAGATAGTGGTGAACACTATTACTTTTTTCCTAAAACAGGATATAGAGCAGTATTGGTAATGACATTAGTATGAGTAGAAACATAAGAAGATTAATAGTAAAAATTAGAATGATATGGGCAGACATACGAGGTCATCATGGCAAAGTATGGGATTATGAACCAGGCGATTATTACATGGGCAGTCATAAAGGTCATAAAAAACATGAAAAGAAAAAATAATGGCTTATGAATTAAAAGATTATTTAAACGCAATCAACTTTGATAAAAAACCTTTACTAGATACAGATGACGAGGCATGGGAAAAGAAGTATCCACCTTATGTAATTAATAAATGTTTATCAATGTTTTATGATTGTATAGCACAAGCAAACGAAATGAATGGCTATCACTTCTTAGATAAGAGATTACAATTTCACTTTTACATAAATAGTATCAGAAAAAGAAAGCGATTTGGCGGTAAGTGGTTATCACAAACCAAATTGAAAGATTTAGAGTATGTAAAAGAGTATTATGGTTACAGTAATGAAAAAGCAAAACAAGCTCTCAACATACTATCAAATGAACAAATTGAAGTAATTAAAGAGTCCCTTACAAAGGGTGGGAGAAAAAGATGAGTGAAGAGATACAATGGTCAACTGACAGTATGCTTGAGGTGACAATCAAACAGCCAGACGACTTCTTAAAAATTAGAGAAACTTTAACTAGAATTGGCGTTGCTAGTAGAAAAGATAAGACACTATATCAATCGTGTCACATATTACACAAACAAGGTAAATATTACATAACACATTTTAAAGAGTTATTTGCTTTAGATGGTAAAAAATCAACATTAGTTGAAAATGATATTCAAAGAAGAAACACAATTTCAATTCTTTTACAAGATTGGAGTTTAATAGATATCCTAGATAAATCAAAAGTAGAAAATAAAGCACCTTTAAGTCAAATTAAAGTTTTACCTTTTAAAGAAAAAGGTGATTGGAACTTATTAGCGAAATACAATATAGGTAAAAAAGTAGAAACTAAAGAAGAAGTAAAAGATGAGAAATAAATGGAAGTTCCTAAATTTAAACAATACATTAACGAAGATCGTAATATAGATAGAAAAAATAAATCTATCACTGTTGCTATTTTAACAATAGCTGATTCAGACAATCCTAAAAAAGATACGACTGTTGAGCTTGTAGAAAAAGCGTGTAGTAAAAAAAAGATTAAGTGTATAATTGTTAACACTAAATCGACTATCATCACACAAAAAGATGAAGAAAAAAATACACTAACAGTTTACAATTATGATGGCAAAGGCGCTGAACATACTTTTGTTGGTAAAGATACAGTTTGTATAACTAGAGGTGGTGCTTTAGAAGATGAAGCAGGACTATCTTTAATATCTTCATTTCAAAACTCACAAGCATTTATGTTAAACACAAG